TAAAGTTCAGTTCAATGAATATGAAGGTGAGAATCAATATGGACCTTATAGAGGTTTAGATTTACAAGCTGTTCAGATTCTTGATCTTGTAGAATATCGTTCTGCAGATGGAGCTGAATTACTAGACGGGGAGGAGTTCTAATGGTAGATACTCCCCAATTTTCAGGAGCACCTATAACTATAAACTCTGACGATGGTTCAGCTAAAGTTTATGATGCAGGTTTACTAGCTCCAGAAGCACAACAAGCAGTTGTAATGCTTGCTTTTATTAACCAATTTAGGCAGGTATTAAATACATCAAGCCAAGTGTTTAGTAATGTCGTAACAGAAAATCTAATTGATGATGCAGTTGTTGAGGAAATCAATGCTGAATCTTCGGAAGAGTCTGAGGACGACACTACTACAAATGAAGAAACTAAAGATAGTTAAGTCGATCTTTTTTATTATATGTCAGAGGGCAGGTAGTCTGAACTTGCCCTCTAATTTTTTTGAGGAGGATTTATGGAAAAAAGTACATGGGATAGGCACAAATTGCCATGTCCTAATCGTGAGTGTGGAAGTAGTGATGCAGTATCTACAAATAAAGATGGATCAGGTCATTGCTTTAGTTGTAACACTCATTGGAAGAATTATCAAAAAGCTTTAGATGGAAATATTATAGAGATGTCATCACATAAAGAACCAACAACATTTTTAAACTCTTATACAGGAGTCTTCGGAGAATTAACTGATCGTAAAATAAGCGAAGATGTAGCTAGAAAGTATAGTGTTAGAGTTGTTTATGATACAAAAGGTGAGGTAGCTAGACACGTCTACCCTTTTTATAATGGCAACGAGATAGTCTCCACTAAAACTAGAATAGTATCCACCAAAGACTTCTCAGTTAACGGAGGATTTGAAGGTACAGGTTTATTTGGAGAACAACTATTTGGTAAAGGTGGTAAGTACCTTACTATAACTGAAGGTGAGTGTGATGCGATGGCAGTTTATGAAATGTTTGATAAACGATGGGCATCAGTATCTATTAAACGTGGTGCTCAAGCTGCTGTTAGAGATATAAGAGACAGTATAGAGTTTGTTGAATCATTTGATAATGTTATTATCTGTTTTGATAATGACAAACATGGAAGAGAAGCAGCTCGTAAAGTTGCACGTATTATAAAACCCGGAAAGGCTAAGATAGTTTCTTTACCTGAAGGTTTTAAAGATGCGAATGCTATGCTTGAACAAGGACAGTATGCACAGTTCACTAAATCTTGGTGGGATGCTAAGACATACACACCATCAGGGATTATGGAACTATCTAGTGCTAAAGACAAATGGTTACATAGAGAAACTAAACCTAGTATTGCATACCCTTGGGAAGGACTAAATAAAAAACTGTTTGGTATGAGAAAGAATGAACTTGTAACTTTAACTGGAGGTACAGGTTTAGGTAAGTCAAGTATAACAAGAGAACTTACACACTATCTTATTAAGAACACCGAAGATAACGTAGGCATCATAGCTCTTGAAGAAAATTGGTTAAGAACTGCTGATGGAATTGTATCCATCGAAGCAAATGATCGGTTATATCTTGAAGAGAAAAGAAAGAATTACACAGAAGAAGAACTCACTAACTTATTTGATAGAGTTATTAAGAAAGATAAGGTATTTATACATGCTCATTTAGGAGCTACAGATATAGATGAAATCTTTTCTAAACTAAGATACATGATAGTAGGTTGTGAATGTGATTGGGTAATCGTAGATCACTTACACATGTTAGTTAATCAACTTACTGAATCGGATGAACGTAGAGGTATAGATAATCTTATGAATCGTTTGCGTTCTCTTGTTGAAGAGACTGGTGTTGGTATGTTTTTAGTATCACACCTTAGAAGAGCAGCAGGTGAGAAAGGACATGAACAAGGTATCGAAGTTTCTCTATCTCATTTAAAAGGATCTCAAGGCATTAGTCAATTAAGTGACTGTGTAATAGCATTAGAAAGGAATCAACAATCAGAAGATGAGAAGGAAGCTAACACTACAAAAGTTAGAGTTCTTAAATCTAGGTACACAGGTGACACAGGTTTAGCCTGTAGTTTAATATATAACCCAGAGACAGGTCGCATGAGTGAACTTACTGATGAAGAAACTCTTGATGATCTGCCCTTTTAGGAGACAACATGACATCTAAAGGTAAAGAAATAGTATTTGATATTGAAGCTAATGGTTTAAAGCCAGACACCATCTGGTGTATTGTAGCTAAACCTATAGGTGAACCTGTTGTTTCATTTGGTCCTACTAGAATAAAGGAAGGTATTGAATATTTAGAACAAGCTGAAACTTTAATAGGACATAATATTTTAGGTTTTGATATTCCAGTTATTGAAAAACTTTATGGTGGTAATCTACGTACTAAGAACATTAAAGATACTTTAGTTATGTCTAGATTATACAATCCAATAAGAGAGAATGGGCACAGTTTAAAAACGTGGGGATACATAGTAAATCTTCCTAAAGCTGAACAGCCTGAAGATTGGAATAGTTATAACACCGACATGCTAAAGTACTGTCAACAAGATGTTATACTTAATGAGAGAGTTTACAAAAGATTATTAGAAGAAGGAGAAGATTTCTCAGAAGAAAGTTTAAAATTAGAAACTGCTGTAGCAGTTGTACTGAAACAACAAGAAGATACTGGATTTAAATTTGATGAAGAGTATGCTTTATTATTAGTAGCTCGATTAAAAGAAAGAATGTTTCAAGTTGAAAAGGAAGTACAGCAGACTTTTAAACCAAAGATGGTTGATATTAAAAGAGTAACACCTCGTTTAAAGAAAGACGGAACATTATCTAAGCAGGGTTTAACTAAAGAAGAATATGAAGAAAGAGTAAGTACTAACTGTACTGAACCTTTTATGAGACAAAAGTTACAACCTTTTAACTTAGGTTCTAGAAAACAAATAGGAGAATACCTTATAGATTTTGGGTGGAAACCAAATAGATTTACTCCTACAGGTCAGCCAATAATTGATGAGACATCTTTAGCTAAAGTAAAGAAAATACCCGAAGCTAAACTTATTGCAGAGTTTCTTTTACTACAGAAGAGAATAGCACAGATAGATTCTTGGATATCAGCAGTTGATGAGGATCAAAGAGTACATGGATTTGTTATTCCTAATGGTACTATTACAGGAAGGATGTCACACAGATCACCTAATGTAGCACAAGTACCAAGTTTAAGTAGTGAATATGGTAAGGAATGTAGATCATGTTGGATTGTAAAAGATGGTTATAAATTATTAGGTGTGGATGCTAGTGGTCTTGAACTACGAATGCTTGCACACTATATGGACGATGAGGATTATATAAATGAAGTTACGACAGGAGACATACACACAGCTAATCAAAGACTTGCAGGACTTGAATCAAGAGATCAGAGTAAGACTTTCATCTATGCCTTTATCTATGGGGCAGGAGATGCGAAAATTGGGAGTGTGGCTGGAGGAGGTAAAAAGCTTGGAGCAGAACTTAAAGAACGCTTCCTCTCTAATAACCCATCACTTAGAACTCTTAGAGAAAGAGTATTTAAAGCGTCTAAACGAGGATACCTCAAAGGATTAGATGGTCGTAAGATATTTATTAGAAATGAACATGCTGCTTTGAATAGTTTATTACAAGGTGGTGGTGCTATTGTTATGAAGCAAGCTCTAATCATGTTACAATCATTAATTAAATTAAACACACTCGATGCTAAGTTCGTAGCTAACGTACACGATGAATGGCAAATAGAAGTCAGAGAAGATATAGCAGACTTTGTAGGTGAACGTGCTGTTGGATGTATTATTAAAGCAGGTGAGTATCATAATCTTCGCTGTCCTTTAGATGGTGAATACAAAATAGGAGACAATTGGAGTGAAACACATTGAAGATTCAAGTAGAAAAGGTGATCTTGCTGAATATTATGCTATAACTTGGTTATGGGATAATGGTTATGAAGTATTTCAGAACTCAGGATGCACAGGTCCTATTGATATGATTGCAATGAAAGATGGACAAACTACTTTTGTAGATGTCAAGACTATGCAGAAAGATAAGTATTCAAAATATCGTGGTAAGATGGGAAGAACCGAGGAACAAAAAGAATTAGGAGTTAAGTTTCTTTTATTTAATCCCGAGACTCGTAAATTAAGATGGTCAAAACACAAGGAGAAAACTCAATGAAGAAAAAACAATTAAGTAATATTGTTGAAGACATTTATAAATCTTTAAAACCTTTAACCAAAGGAGAAGGATTAGAATTGTCAGAAGAAATGATTGAATCTTTTGGTGAGGATATGAAGGAAGCACTTAGAGGTTGGATTAAGAAACAACCTAAGACTAAGGATGCTTTACGTATGTCTAATGTAGGTAAGCCTGCTCGTCAGCTCTGGTATAACAAACATTCTAAGATAAAAGCAAAAGATTTACAGGCTACATTAATGATTAAGTTTTTATATGGGCATATTCTTGAAGCTCTTGTAGTCTTCCTTGTTAAACTATCAGGACATAAGATAACTGACCAACAGAAAGAAGTTAATGTGAATGGTATTAAAGGTCATATGGATTGTAAGATAGATGGAGAAGTGGTAGATATAAAATCTGCATCAGGCTTTTCATTTAATAAATTTAAGAATGGTACTCTACCTGAGAACGATAGCTTCGGATACATGGCACAGCTTGCAGGATATGAAGAAGCAGAAGGCACAGATCAAGGAGGTTTTCTAGCCATCAATAAAGAAACAGGAGAACTTTGGTTTTTTAGACCTGATGAGCTTGACAAACCAGATATTAAATCTAAAATTAAAGGGTTAAAGGCAACATTAAAAAAGTCTGAACCACCTGAGTTATGTTATCAACCGATAGCAGAAGGAACTCAGGGGAATTTTAAATTACCTAGAGAATGTGTCTGGTGTCCTCATAAATTAGAATGTCATGCCGATGCTAATGATGGACGAGGATTACGTATTTATAATTATGCAAGAGGTCCAATGTTTTTTACAGACTTGGTAGTAGAACCTAGAGTAAAGGAGATAACTGATGAATGGGAAGAAAGCTAAACTTATTCGTAGACAAGCAGAAAAAATTCAGGTACAATGGATCAATAGTTTATTGACTGAAGATTCTGAAAAGATAACTGAAGAAACTTTAAACGCAGCTTTACCTGATCAGGAATATTTTTATAAAGGATCTACTATTCATTTATCTTTTATGAATCACAAATGGGTTGAAAAGAAATTAAAGAAAAATATAAATATATCTTTAAAAGATTTATTAAAATTAAATGCCTAATGAATTTATAAATGTAGAAAATATTAGTTTATCTGAATTGATTACTATAGTAGGTAGTTATTTATTTAATGGTAATGATATAGATACGATAGATATAGAGGTGCTAGAAAAGATACAAGAACTAGTGGATTTAGAAATAGAAGAAAGAACAATAAAGGTATTACATTAATGACTAAGAAAAAGAAAGAAGATTTAGTGAATCATCCAAAGCATTATAATCAAGGAGAAATAGAATGTATAGATGCAATCAGAGCTATGTTAGGTACTGAAGAATTTATCGGATACTTACGTGGCAACTCTTTGAAATACAGATGGAGGTTCAGATATAAGAATGGTATTCAGGACTTACAGAAAGCTGAATGGTATGAGAAAAGATTAACAGAAACATTGTTAGGGAAGGATAATGGTTGAAGAATATTTAGGAATAAAAATAAATTACTCTAAAGATAACAAACTTGATAAGTTTAGTTTAGATACTTTAAGAGACAGATACTTATGGGATAATGAAAAAAGTCCACAAGAAGCTTTTGCAAGAGCAGCAATTTTTGGTGCTACTTACAAAGGAGATATAGATTTTAATTTAGCACAGAGGTTATATAATTATGCATCCGATCATTGGTTTATGTTTAGTACTCCTATACTTAGTAACGGAGGAACAACTCGTGGGCTTCCTATCAGTTGCTTTCTCAATTACGTACCTGATTCGAGGGTTGGTCTTTCTAATCACTATGATGAAAACATATGGCTCGCAAGTTCAGGTGGAGGTATCGGTGGATATTGGGGAGATGTTAGGAGTGATGGCATTGCAACTAATAATGGTTCTCGTTCTACTGGTTCAATCCCCTTTATGCATGTCGTAGATGCAGAAATGTTAGCCTTCAATCAAGGCACAACAAGACGAGGAAGTTATGCAGCTTACTCAGATATATCACATCCAGAGATAGAAGAGTTTATTAATATGCGTAAAGAATCTGGTGGTGATATAAATAGAAAGAATTTAAATTTACATAACGCAGTTAACATAACAAATGAATTCTTACAGGCAGTAAAAGATGATGATGATTGGAGATTAATAGACCCAAAAACTAATGAGCCTACTAAGATTGTTAACGCAAGAGAATTATGGATGAGGTTGTTAGAAGCTAGAGCAGAAACAGGTGAGCCATACTTAATAAATATAGACATATGTAATCAAAAGTTACGTCAAGAACAGAAGGACTTAGGTTTAGAAATTAAACAGAGTAACTTATGTTCAGAGATAGTATTACCTACGAATGAAGAACGTACTGCTGTCTGCTGTCTGTCTAGTGTAAACTTAGAATACTTTGATGAATGGAAAAAGGATGATGATTTTATAGATGATTTAATAACTATGCTTGATAATGTGTTAGAACATTTTATTGAGGACATTATAGATACTTCAGGATTAGGTGGATATAGTGCTAATTTTAAGAGGTTTAAAAAATATGTTAAAAAAGAAAAAGAAGGAATGGTTAAAGCAGCTTATTCTGCATATAGAGAGAGGTCGGTGGGTCTTGGAGCGATGGGCTTTCATGCTTTTCTCCAAAGCAAAGCACTACCTTTTAATGGGCTCTTCGCAACGAGCAATAACAACATTATCTTTTCAGACATCAAGAACAAAGCTTTGGAAGCTACAGAGAGACTTGCTGAAGAACGTGGTGAAGCTCCTGATGTACATGGTAGTGGGCATCGTAACGCTCATCTGTTGGCTATTGCTCCTAATGCCAGTAGTAGTATTATATGTGGTGGTACTTCCCCTAGTATTGAACCATATCGTGCTAACATATATACGCACAAAACTTTATCGGGAAACTACAAAGTAAAGAACAAATACCTAGAAAAGCTACTCAGGGAGAAAAAAATTAATGTACGGGAAAGAGAAAAGATATGGAAAGATATAGCAGGGGCAGATGGTTCTGTTCAGCATTTAGATATTTTAACAGAAGAAGAAAAAGAAATATTTAAAACAGCACCTGAGATTAATCAAATCTATTTAGTAGAACACGCACACATGAGACAACAATACGTATGTCAAAGTCAAAGTGTAAACCTTTTCTTTAATATGCCAAAAGCTACCGAGTCTCAAGAAGTACATGATGAATACTTACAGTATGTAAATGATGTTCATTGGTATGGTGTTAATAAGTTAAAGTCTTTATATTACTTTAGATCAAATGCTGCTCGTAATGCAGAGAATGTTAATGTAAAGATTCCAAGAGTTAAATTAGAAGACATAGAATGTCTAAGTTGTGAAGGATAATTATGAGTCAAGATACAAGAAGAGAAACTAAATTTGATGCATTACATAAAAAGTATGAAGCTGATATAGCTATAGCTAAAGCTGAATTAGATAATTACTTTGAAGCTAGTGTAGGTGTAGGAGAACATCCACATATAATAGATGACATGGATAAGTTACTAGATAACTTAACAAGTGCTGAAGAAAAATTAAAAGCTTTAAGAGATCATTTCTAATGGCAAATACATCTTTTAAACAGTTTTGTAGAAGGATGTGGCTGGATTATTGTGATGAAAACAATACTAGACAGAGTAAGCAGTTAGAAGAAAAAGAATACACACAACTCTATTGGTTGTGGTTACTAGATAAATATGAAGAATTGAAGGAGCAAGAAAATGAGTCTGCTAAGTAATAGAGATTACTATAAACCTTTTGATCATCCTTGGATGTTTGATAAGTATGTAGAACAAAACCAAATGCATTGGCTTCCTGAATCAGTACCATTACACACAGATGTAAAGGACTGGCAGGAACTTAGTAATGAAGAAAAGAATTTATTAACACAGATATTTAGATTGTTTACTCAATCAGATGTAGATGTGGGTTCAGGTTATATAGATAAGTATATGAGAATATTCAAGAAACCTGAAGCTAGAATGATGATGACAGCCTTTGCCAATATGGAATCCATACATCAACACGCATATAGTTTATTATTAGATACAGTAGGTATGCCTGAGATAGAATATAAAGCCTTTGCTGAGTATGAGGAGATGTCTAATAAACATGATTACGTAAATAGTTTTAAACCTACATTAAAAAATAAGAAAGCAATAGCTAAAACTTTAGCAGTCTATTCAGCTTTTACAGAAGGACTACAATTATTTAGTAGCTTTGCAATCTTATTAAACTTTCCTAGATTTGGAAAGATGAAAGGCATGGGTCAGATTGTTACATACTCTATACGTGATGAGTCACTTCACGTTGAAGCTATGACACAACTGTTTAGAGAATTTATAAAAGAGAACTTGGATATATGGACAGATAAATTCAAGAAGGAACTCTATGATATATGTAGAGAAATGGTTGAGTTAGAGGATAAGTTCCTCGACCTCGTATTTGAAATGGGAGATATGCAAGGGCTTACAAAGAAAGATATGTATGCATACAATCGTTATATAGCTGATAGAAGATTGTTACAGTTAGGATTAAAAACTAACTTTGATCAACGAGAGAATCCTTTACCTTGGTTAGATGAAGTACTTGGTGTTGAACATCAGAACTTCTTTGAAGGTAGAGCAACTGCGTATATGAAAGCAGGACTTAGAGGTAAACAAGAAAAGATTAGCTTTACGGAGATATAAATATGAAAGCAAAGGAAGCGAACATATTATCGTTTCGTGTCTTATTTGATACTAAAGGTAATTTAGTAACAGAAGTTGGAGGGCTTCCGTTAGAAGATGCAAATAAAGTTTTTAAAGGTAGAGATTTAAGAATAATACAAACTGTAATTAGAGAAGGTAGACAAAGAATCCATAATATTCATAATGAATTAGAAACAGAATTAGATGCTTTGAACTCTGCTATTTAATAGTGTAGATTTCTAGAGGTTTAGACTTACCTTTAACTTTAATAGGTTTAAGTTCTTTTA